TTAACAACAGCTAGTTCTACGGCTGCGCCAAGCAGCTTCAACACAACTACCAGACAGCGGTTCTACCAGCCTGTCTTCAGAGCAGGTACAAACTTCATAACTTCGCTTACTTTTGGACTAGGCTATAATGAAGACTGTAGTACGCAGAGTGATACGATTGTGTTCTATGGTGGCACTGACAGCTCAAATGTGACTTCACCAGTTTACCGTTGGAATACTTTTCAAAGTAATCAGGGTGGAGGACATACCTACACGCTCACTTTTAATGCAAACGGCAGCATTTCAGGCATCCAATATATTAGCGGTGTACACAACACTAGTATCATGTCGCTTCAGACACCCAACGTAAACTCTGACCACAGATGGTATGGCTTCGGAGTTATTCGGCCTTCTAGCATCGGTAAAGCAGGTTCAATAATCAACCTGAGCCTAGCTAACACGCTGCAGCCAGATTAAAGGGGGTACCATGCCACAGACCACACTCCCTATTAGAAACCTAGGGGCCTCAGGTGTTATCACCGACCTAAACCCGTACAACCTGCCCATAACCGGCTTTACCAAAGGTGTGAACGTAAGATTCGATGAGGGCAAGGTCTCACGCTCACCTGTATTTCGTTCAGTAAAAGACAGCTTAGGGTTCGACCCTAGAGGTGCATTTGGCAATATACCCAGCACAGGGTTCGATACAGTCATTATGGTCTCAGACGTATTTGGTATTTATGAATATGCAGCTGGCACACTAACTAATGTATCTGGTTCCATCACCGGCACCACAGACCCCCGCCCGTTTACTCTCATTACATTAGCTGATGTTAACTATATAAACAGGCCAGACAGGGTGCCTGTATATAGGGCCCCATTGGGCACCAATTTTGCTGACCTTCCCAACTGGCCCAGCAACCACCGCACTAATGCACTCAGGCCGTTTGGTGACTTCCTGCTTGCCTTAGGCACCACAGAAGGTGTCAACACTTTCCCAAACAGGGTACGGTTCTCGAATCTGGTGGATGCTAACGCAGTGCCAGATAGCTGGGATGAAACTGATCTTACGAAGTCAGCCGGCTTCAATGACCTAGTGCAGATGCAGACGCCGATAGTTGATGGACTAGAGCTGGGCACTAACTTCGTCATCTACAGCTCTTCTGAAGCTATCCTGATGGAGTTTGTAGGCGGTACATTTATCTTTAACTTCCGCAAACTGTTTGGTGATGAGGGCATTATCAACCAGAACTGCGTTGTAGAGGTTGATGGCAAGCACTTCGTATTTGGTAATAACGAGATATACGTAACAGACGGCACTAGCCGGCAGAGCATATCTGATGAACGTGTACGTCAGTTTGTATACAGTGGTATGAACAAGAAGAATGCTGACAGGTTCTTTGTGCAACACAACGAGGAGCTGTCTGAGATATACTTCTGCTACCAGAGTGGTGACAGCCTAGTAAACTTCCCTGACACAGCTCGCTGCAACAGGGCTGCTGTATTCAACTACAGGAACAACAGCTGGTCATTCATGGACTTACCGAATGTTTCAGCCGGTGCTACAGCCAACGTCAACACAGTGTCCACATACGCTAACGCTACAGGCACATATGCCCTTATAGGTGGCTCATATTACGACCAAGAGGACAGCTTTAACCGGCATACTCTTATGGTAGGTAATCAGGACACTGATAACGGCATAGCATCTAGCAAGCTGTGGGCTCTGGATTTAGCTGATGAGGGCTCTGTTGCGTTCAATATTGATAGTACTGCAACAAAGGAACCGTCATTAGAGCGTGTAGGCATTGATTTAGATGAGATTAAGCAACCTCTGGATGGCTATAAGGTCATTACACGTATGCTGCCGCAGATATCTACGCAGAACACCCAGAATACAACAGTCTCATTCGAGTTTGGTGCATCTGACATACCCAACCAGAACCCAAACTACACTGCGTCAGCCAGTTTTGACATTAGCACAGATTATAAAATCGATAGCAGGGCTGCCGGTAGATACTTGTCTTACAAAATGACTGTAAGTGCAGGTGATTATAAAGACTTCCAGTTCTCAGGTTTTGACCTTGATGTAACCACTACAGGCAAGGTGTGACATGAGCATAAATGATAAAACTAACGTAGTCCTGACGGGCTACCAGCGTGGGTCTACGCCCGTGCTAGAAGAAAGTATCATTCGATACTTACAGGATGAGCTGCAGCGGATAGAGAACTCTGTACGGTCACTAATAGTGGCAGGTGTAGAAGTACTAGACGCACCACCAAAGAACCCAATCAAAGGAATGCTGAAGTACAGCGTCAGCCCGTGGGACCCGCTAGGCGATGGGTCTGAGGGGCTGGTTGTTTACAACGGTACAGCATGGATTGATGTATAAAATGAGGAATATCTAACATGGTATGGCAAGCAGTAGGCGCGATAGCTGGTGGACTTCTAGCTAACAAAGCAGCCAAGAACCAGCAAAGAGCTCAGCAAGCAGCTATTGATGCACAAATGGCTGGCTTCAACATGGCTAAGCCTTACATCAGCGACATGTATAAAGGCGGGACCGCAGGTCTAAATTATGCTCTAGACCAAGGTTACTACCAAGGCCCCACATATGCCGGTCTGAATCAAACGCAGCAAGATGGCATCCAAGGTATGATCAACACTGGTCAGATGGGTGCCGGTGACGCTGCAGGTTTTATGAACATGGGGCGTGGCTTCGGTCAGAATACTGCAGACTTATATAATCAGGCGTCACAAAACATGCTGGATAATGCTACCCAGTATGCAGCTAACAACGCTGACCCGCTTGTACGTGCAGCCATGCGCGATGATTACCGCAACCTTATGGAAAACACACTGCCACAGACAGGCATGAGTGCATCAGCAACAAACAATACAAACAGCAGCCGCAGAGGTGTCGCTGAAGCAATCGCTGAGCGTGGCTTCCAAGATAGGATGGCAGATACCACAGCAAACATCCAAGACCAGCTCATGGGTAGGTCACTAACTGAGCAACAGAACCGTCTGTCGAATATGACAGGTGCCAACACTAACCTAGGTGCTTTGTACAGCCAAGGCTTAGAGAATGCAGGTGCTAATCAGATGGTCAGAGCAGGTGAGATGCTGCGAGGTGATGAGCAAGGCCGCATGAATGATGACAGGGCAAGGTTCGAGGGAGACCGTGACTTCCAGATGGATATGTATAGGCAGTACAATGCCGGCATATTAAATAACTCTCCTCAAAGTGTAGGTCAGGTACCAGCCAATTTAGTTGACCCTCTGTCAGCCACTATGGGCGGCGCAATGAGTGGTTTTGGTTTTGGTGGTCAGCTTAAGAATGCGTATGGAACACCTCAAGCAGCTGTACAGCCAGCTGTGATGAACTTCAACCCAATGGGTTATGGTGTAAACGCAGGTATGACGCCATTCGGTATGCGAGGCAGCAATGCAATGGGCCCATATAGCGGCCTCAATATGCTGTAAGGGGGCCGATATGAACATGTCATTCGATGAATATAGAAAACAACAGGAAGCCAAATATGGCCCTATGAACAACCCTCTGTCTGACGCAATCAATAACTTCTATAATAACCAAGTTGTACCCACTGGTAGGGCTATATTGTCAAACATCAATGCACCAGCTCCTGCTCCCATAACAACACCACAATCGATGAAGACCGATAAGTATGCACAGGATGCTATAGCTGCAGACCCAGCTCTACTAACAATGCTTTCTGATGGCACACAGCCACCTCGTTTAACTATACCACAAACAAATCGCGCAGCCGGTACAACAGACCAGCAGCGTAAAATGACACCGTTCAGCCTTACACCCCCAACACCACCAGCTAACAACCGCATAGGCACAAATGAGATGCTAATGCGAGTGGGTGGCGCGATGATGGGTGGCGCACAGCAAGGTGGTCTAAATGCAATGGACAAAGGCTTAGCTGCTTATGGACAGATACAAGATGCCAACCGCGCAACTGATGCATCCCAGTACGCAACTGAGCTAGACCAATATAACAAAGGCATGGCAGCTCTGCTCAAGGCGCAGAAGAAGGGCAAGGGTAATAATCCAGCTGCAATGCTTGGCTCTATTGTTGTTAATGATGCAATAGGCAGAGCTATACCACTAATCAGCAACTTCTCAGCTGGTGTGGGTTCTTATCTGAAGATATTACCAGCTACTGATGCCAAGAACCTAGAGCGTCTCCTAGATGCTGTTAAAGCAAATGCTGGCTTCGATAAGCTGCAGGATATGAGAGATAACTCACCCACAGGCGGTGCGTTGGGTCAGGTATCTAACTTAGAACTTAACTTCTTACAGTCTGTGTTTGGTAACTTGGACCAAGACCAATCACCTGCTCAGCTGCGTTATAACCTGCAGATGTTCCAGTGGGTTTATAACACGCTGATTCATGGATTTGATAACCATCAATTCCAGCCACCAGCTGGCTCAGAGGCGTCTGTTAATCAACTTCGTTCTATTATGCAAGCAGGTGCAGCAAGTGGGGCGCAAACAGCCCCTGCACAACAAGGATACGACTATAGCGCAGCAGATGCCATCGTAGGAAACTAATATGTCACAGCAAATGCAGAAGTACGCTGATTGGCTAGTCGCTAATCAGAACAAGAAAGGTACGCCTGAGTTCGACACAGTTGCTAATGCATACAAGCAGCTCAGAGGCCAGCAGCAACAACAACCAGCTGCACCTCAACCTCAGCAGCCGCAGGGCACTGATGGTCCATTTGCATTTGGTGTTGACCAGCTTCAAATGTTGATGGGCAAAGGTATTGAAGCAGCTGGCAGACGCACAGGCAACGAAGGTATAGAGAGTTTTGGATCGCAAGTTGTTGCTAACCAGCAACGAGACATTGCTGAAGGTGGTTATCAGCCAAAGTATCCTAAAACTTTGCGTGAATATTACCAAGAAGGAGAAGGTAACTTACTACCTGCTTTTGGTGAGAAGCTGCTTGAGACGTTGCCTAGCGGTGGTATGGCGATTGCAGGTCTAGTTCCTGCGCTGTTTTCTGCCCCTGCATGGCTAACTTTTACAACAGCGGCAACAGCTACAGGCGGCTCATTCTTGATGGGTACCGGCGAATCTGCATTAGAGCAAGAGCAGAAGCTAGGTGGCAATTATGATGAGAATGTAGCTCTGGGCACAGGCGCACTTATTGCCTTTCTTGACCGCTTTGGTGCCGGTAAAGTTATACCTACAAATAAACTATCCAACATGACAGCTGAGGAAGTTATCCAAGAGCTTTCACAGAAAGGCTTTGGTGATGCTGCACAGGCATATGCATCGAGAGTAACTAAGGCTGCTGTTGGAGAAGGTGCCACAGAAATGGGACAAGATGCTGCTGTGGTAGCAACTACAGCCGCACAGGGTGGTCAGTATACACCACAGGAAATCATTGACCGGCAGATAGAAGCAGGAGCCTTAGGAACAGGCATTGGTGGCGGTACATCTGCAGTAACTAACCTTGCACCCACAGCTGCAAGCACACGCGAAGCCGGTGCACAAAAGCTGACTGAGGCTGGTGAGGTACTGAACCCAGTGATGGTAGGTAATGACCCACAGGCAGCTACAGAGCTTGCAGTGCGTCTAGACCGTATCGCACAAGCTAACGACTTGAACCTGCGTGATGTAGGCAAGACTAGCACAAAAGGTGCTCGTGAGGCTGTCGATAAAGCGCACATTCAGATGACCGAAGAGCTCAAGCAGCTCGCTCGTGACCTCAAAGCACAACTAGGCATAACAGACCAAGATGAGCTGTCTGTAGTCATGGATAAGATCATGGCTATTGCAGCGCAGCGAGAAGCACGTAACAAAGCCAAGAGCACAGTCGGTGTCGAAGAGATGCAAGCTGTTGAACGGCTTGTTGGTAACACACAGGAAGGTCAGCGGATGCTGTCTCTGATGAGGCAGATGAATGAGCTGACTACACTGCATAACGAAGGTTACATAGGCGGCCTGTCACAATACACAGACCAACTATCACCTGTACCATCCAACGTAGGTTACTCTGACCGCAGCCTGATTGAGACACCAACACGGGTGCTAGGTACCCTGTATGGTGCCTCTGTGAACCCCCTTATTCCAGCGGTACAAGGTGCAGCCGTTTTAACGGGACGCACTTTAGACGCCCTGACGGGCCGTAGAAGCCGTGTTGCAAAATACATCAGTGACAACGTAGAAGCCTCTGAGGGTATCGATACAAGTGGCTCACCGTCTGTTCGCAGAGCACGTCAACGTGAAGCAGAGGCACTCAAGACAGCTGCATCTGCTGATGCCAGAAGAGCAAAAGAGATACACAAAGAGCTCTATGCACAGAATGGTGACTTACCGTTCCTGACATTAGACACAATGCTGAAAGAGATGGGTCTGTCACCACAGCAAGCTGTAAAGCTGTTGGAAGAAATGAAGGCATCGATGCCTACAGTCAGAGCTGATGCAGATGACATGATTCGCAGCATCAAAGAAGGCGGCAGAGTAACAAACATTACAGCTATCGGTGCAGCCATGCGTACTGCGCTGGATCAGAACCAGACCAGCGTCACACGCGACAAAACACCTATCGCACCACAATCACAAGCAGCTAACCCTTCACCGGCTGAATCAGCTGGCTACCTGAGGGGCATTGAGGACAACAGAGCTGCTAATGATGCACTTGTAGAGGCTGTGAATGGTAATCCTAATATTGCACCTCTAGACAAACTTGTGCTTATCGAAGCTCTAGCAGACCTACGCAGCAACTTAGGTGCTAACCCAGCTGAACGTGCAATGGATATTGCTGGTGCAGCAGAGGCAAAGATGCAGCAGCCTGAGCTGGCTGACACATATCTGATGCCATACATCAATCGTGTTGTAGGCCAACAGGCTAATGATGCAGACGTAGTAGAAAACTTCATGGCTGTTAGGATTGTTCCTAAAGACCAGCCCATCCTAAACATGCAGCAGCAGCCGGTTCTGTCAGAGGCCAGTGACCCGTTTGGTATTGGTGATGACATAGGTATGACATCTGTTGGCATGATGCCTACAGACGCAGAACTTGCAGAGATGAAAGAAGGCACGTTTGTTCCAGAGGAGAAAACTAAGCTAGAGGTTGCTTATGGCAGGGTGTTTGAAAAGTGGAAACAAATTGCTGGTCAGGATACACCATTAGAATACACACCTGAGAACGTAGAACGAATTGCACGTATGATGGCAACTGAAGGTCTACAGGCTCTGCAGAAAGATAACAGCGCAATAGGTTGGTATGACGCAACGCTGAGAGCTGCTAAGGACGTACTGCGTATCATTGAGCCTCGCATTGATGCAAATGAACAAGCATTTGACTTCGCACTGGCTGTTACATCTAACGGGCAAGCAGTAACAGAGAACTTCAAGTACGCACTTGATGCGTTTAGAACTTACTTGGACACAGGTAAGATGCCTGAGAACTTCAAGCAAGGTGGTGAACGCAACAAAGCTATGCGTAATAGCTTCAAGTTCTTTAATGCTTGGCAACGGTCAGGCCAGAACATGTCACTAGAACAGTTTATGAACACTGACTACACCGTAGCGGAACTGCGCGATTTTATAAAAGCATTTAACGCAGCTAATGGTACCAACATAAATATAGGCTCACAGGAAAGCCCAGATACAATCGTTAAAGGTAGCTATGTGCTAGGTCCTAAGATTGGACAAGGCTTTTACCAGAACCTACGTGGTAACTTTGAGCCCTTGACCATGGACATCTGGTGGATGCGAATGTGGAACCGGCTAGTGGGCAGACCTTTCGAGGCACCATCAACAGAAAAGAACATCCTAAAACGTAGAAACATAATCAAGCGTGGCATTATCGATAACAAAGATAAGGACATGAAGCGTCTAGTGAATGAAGCATTGGAGGCTACAGGTGAGACACGCAGAGGGCTGTACACAGACCCTGACCGCTTTGACAAAGTTATTGCAGAACTAGCAGCTGGATATCAGCGGTTCTATAATCGCTATAAGAAAAGAACTGGCAAGAATCACGTAAAGCCTAAGTGGATAGCAGCTGTTGGAACGCATAAAGATAAGATGTTTGACAAGCTACAGGCTTCCCCTTTGGATGGACCTGAGCGTTCATACATGCGTGAGGTTACACAGAGGGCTCGTGGGTTGTTATCTGAGCAGGGATATGATATAAATACTGCCGACTTCCAAGCCTTAATGTGGTACCCAGAAAAGCAGCTTGCTGAGAAAATGGGCATTGCAAAAGGCAAGGGTGAAGACAACGATTATCTAGACGCAGCTAAACTCGCTGCAACCAGAGAAGGTATAACAGATGAGCAAATCCAAGAAGCACTCACCAATGCAGAGCGAGATAGGCTCGATAGTAGAGCAGTGCCCAGACGAGGCGATGGACGCCCTGATAGCGGGGCTAGCGAATTTAACTCCAGCATCCCCATCACCAATTTCGAGCTTGCACCCACGTCAGGACGCAGAGCTCCGTCAAGACCCGTCACACCTGAAGAGACTAGAGACCAGCTTGAAATAGCTGAGGCCATTTTAGGCAAAGGTGGGCAGCTTGAGTTAGGTAAAGAAGGTGGACCGTTTGAGAACGGTGTTCAAGATGTACGTGTTGCTGCATTGATTGCAGATGCTATTGGCGTTGGTATGCAATTCTATGATACGCAATCAAGACTATACAAAGATATACATGAGCGTTTCAGAACTAGGTCTAAGACACCTCCGAAGGGTAAAGTCACTGGGGGTTTACAGTTAGAAAGCCCTTCTGGTAACCCCCTAGTCGATAGGACTACAGGGCAGCAATACAAGTCGTTTATAGCGGTACAAAAGCCCTTCCAAAGTAAGAAGATACCTGAGAAGAACATAACACTAGGTGAGCATATATTTAGCACCTTTCATGAGCTTGGTCATGCTATCGAAGGACGCTCTGCATCAGACAACTTCAATTCTGGTTCAGTAGAGACTTTCACTGGTTATCCTAATCAAGGCAGAGTGCTTCCTGTGCAAGGCACAAGATCAGAAACTATGCGTGATTACATGACGCAGATAAGGTATGTCGCCGCAGGTATAAATGATAAAAACCCTGTGAGTAAGATTAGATATGAGGGCACACAGGAAGAAGCACAGGCTATTGTTGCAGACTTAGACAGGATGCAGATGAAGGGCGTACTCACAATACAAGGTGAACGTACCCCAGTACGTCCTGAGTATGAAAAGTATGAGGGGCTATTCGAGACATTAGATCAACGTATAGAGGGTGCTAAGCAGAGAGGTAATCAAAAAGAGGTTGACTTCTATGTACGCCAATTAGCGAAGCATAAAGAAAACCAGCAAGAAACAATACTGGGATATCACCAGACACCTGCTGAACAAAATGCAGACCCTATAGCATACTTCTTTGTAGACCCTAAGGGATTCAAGAGAGACTATCCTGCTGCTTACAGAATGATTAAGGACTATCTAAATTCAGCAAATAGTCCGACCTCTGACATTGTTAAGTTCTACAGCGCACCGTTTGCAGCTGTTGTCGCTACAATCATGGCAACACTGCTGCTGGGTGAGCGTGAAGAAGAAGAGGAACAAGCAGCCCTGTCACTGGGTAGAGGTGCTCTCTCAGCATAACTGGCGGTCCCTGCAGGACTCGAACCTGCAACCTACTGCTTAGAAGGCAGTTGCTCTATCCAGTTGAGCTAAGGAACCGCTGAAGGAGAATCTATGACAGATAAACCAAGAAAGCAACGTGCCAAGGCCCCGCCTAGGTACGGTAATGGACCTATGCCGCAAATGGCACGAAAGAATAACTACTTCTCCACACTAATGCAGACGCCTGAGGGACGTGCATTGCGTAAGGAGTGGTCATCTAGGCCCCGTAAGAATGCTGGCAGACCAAAGGGCGTACCTGATGGGTATCGCAGAGAAACTATAGGCCCAGTGCGTGAAGACAATCGCAAAGGGGCAGAAGAGGTAGTAAAGATTATGGCTAAGAAACACGGTATCGAGAATGAGTACGCAGTAGAGGCATTGACCACAGCTGTGGAGATAATGCGCTCACCTGATGCCACCAGAGACCGGCTGCAAGCAGCAAGATTGGTGCTCGATTTTACTAAACAGAAGCCAGCAACAAAGTCCGAAATGGCTATCAGTCAAGCTGAGAGTTTCCTAGAGGGCTTATTGAAAGAAGAAGAGCAGCAGCATGGACGAGAAACTGAAAGCAGTGCGAAAGAGACTGCTCACTGAGTATGGGTTCTATTCCAAAGCTGCATTAAAGATAAGAACAAAGAGGGGCGATATAGCCCCTTTAGTTTTAAACAATGCACAGCAGATACTAGATGAAGCAATAAGCAAACAGCTTGCCAGTGAAGGGCGCATAAGGGTCATTATCCTCAAAGCGCGGCAGCAGGGGCTGTCTACATACGTAGGCGGTTATCTGTATTTCACTGTGAGCCAGCAAAAGGCTCGCAAGGCTATGGTTATTACACACCATGCCGATAGCACCAGAGCTCTGTTCGACATGACCAAAAGGTTCCACGAGCACTGCCCTGATATCCTTAAACCTCATACGAAGTATTCATCTAGAAGGGAATTGAGCTTTGACGTTCTCGATAGTAGTTATGTTGTCGCAACAGCAGGTGGCGAAGCCGTGGGAAGAGGTGAGACCTTGTCCTGCGTACACGCATCAGAACTTGCATTCTGGCCTAAATCAACGGCTGAGGAGACTTGGAACGGCCTTATCCAAGCTGTTCCGAATACAGATGATACCGCAGTATTTGTCGAGAGCACGGCAAACGGTGTAAATGGCGTCTTCTTTAACTTATGGAAAGGAGCTGTGGAAGGTACAAACGGGTTCTTGCCTGTGTTCATTCCATGGTTTACTGACCCTGAGTATAGAGAGCACGTCACAGAGAAGTTCGAGCGTACACCAGAGGAACAAGAGCTAGTTAATAAGTATGACTTAGATGACGAACAGCTAATGTTCCGCAGACGCAAAATAGCACAAAATGGCATCGACCTTTTTAGACAGGAGTACCCGTCTTATCCAGATGAGGCATTCCTGACTACAGGCCGACCTGTGTTTAATCCTGATCAGCTGATAGAGCTGCTGGATCAAACAAACGATGTGCAAGAAAGGCTCGCTCTTGAGGATGGCGAATGGGTCAACCACAGCAGGGGCGAGCTAACCACTTACATAAAACACGATGAGGGAGAGAGGTATGTCATTGGAGCTGATGTGGCGATGGGTGTCCGAAATGGTGATTGGTCAGTGGCAACGGTTCTGGACAGTAAGAAGAAGATGGTGGCTATTTGGCGCGGTCAGGTACATCCAGATTACTTCGCAGATATACTATATGCTTTGGGCACGTATTATAACGAGGCGATGGTCATCGTTGAAAACAATGGTCATGGAATACTTACGTGTACGAGATTAGGCAAAGACTACAATTATCCTAACTTTTACACAGAAGTTCAACACGACAAGCTAACTGACCGTGAGACTGTCAAGCTAGGGTTCAGTACCACAGCTAAGACAAAACCTCTAATTATAGACCAGCTCAGAGCCTCAATGCGAGAGAATGAGCTGCAGTTAAATAGCAAAACAACAATACGAGAGATGCTGACATATGTGGTCACTGAGAGTGGCAGTATGGAAGCAGAACCCAGCTGCTTTGATGACTGTGTGATGTCATTGGCACTTGCCAACTACATTCATGAAGGAGCGTGGGAGCCCGTGGAGACACCAGATGAGCTTTACATTGAGATGGTATAGAACATGGCTATAGAAGAATATAAACCGCTTGAAGACAAAGAGGTTGTGAAGATTGTCGAAGACAACATTTCACGCTCTATTGGTTACTACGATAGCGAGCTATCTGTAGAACGCGAGAAAGTCACAGAATACTATAACGCAGCTCTCCCTAAAGCTACTCATGACGGTAACAGCAAGTATATCAGTCAGGATGTATATGATGCAGTAAACAGCATGAAAGCTGCACTGCTGGAAACCTTCTCAGCTGGCAGACGCATTGTGTCATTCGCACCACAGAATGCTGATGATGTAGAGACTGCAAGGGTCTGCTCAGAATACACAGACTATGTGATGTTCAGACAAAATGATGCTTACCAAGTGATGGCAGATGTTATTCACGATGGGCTCGTAGCACGTTGTGGTATAGCCAAAGTGTACTGGGACGAGCGCACTGAGTATGAACCGCGAGAGTTTGAACGCCTCACACAAGATGAGCTCGACATGCTGCTGTCTGAGGATGGCGTAGAATTAGAAGATAGCGAGACTGATGAGATAGGTCTTATTACAGGCATGGTGTCTGTTGAAGTAGATAAGAGCCAAGTTGTCATCGAGAGTATGAGCCCTGAGAGCTTTATAGTAGAGCCACAGGCATCCAATTTAGATAACATAAACTTCTGTGCACATAGAGAGCGCAAGACAATCACTGAGCTGCGCGAAATGGGCTACTCAGAGAAGCTCATTGATTCAATAGGCGATGACCACAGTGATGTAGAGCTGGAAACAGACCCTGAGATGCTGGCCCGTCACGATGACATAGGTGCAGACCGTGGGTTTAATGCCAAAGGTTATCAGGACCAAGTACGCAGCGTAATGGTTTACGAATGCTACATCATGCTCGACCCAGATGCGACAGGTTACGCACGGCTGCACAAAGTATGCAAGGCCGGTAATGCGCTTCTGGACATGTATGAAGTAGACAGGATGCCTTTCTGTGTATTCACACCGCTGCCAATACCACACGCATTCTATGGCGCAAACTTTGCAGACAAGCTGATACCAACACAGAATGCTCGTTCAGTATTGACACGTAGCATCTTGGATCATGCAGTCATTACTAATAACCCACGCTATATGGTTACTAAGGGCGGCCTGACTAATCCACGCGAGCTCTCCAATAATAAAATAGGGGGCCTTGTAAATGTCACCAGAGCTGACGCTATCGCCCCGCTGCCACAAGCATCACTAAACCCATTTGTATTCCAAACGCTGCAGCTTCTAGAAGATGACGCTGAAGACACCAGTGGGATTAGCTCTCTTAGTAAGGGCTTAAATAAGGATGCAGTAAGTAAGCAAAACAGCGGTGCAATGATTGAGCAGCTGGCAACAATGTCCCAGCAGCGGCAGAAGATTATAGCACGTAACTTCAGCAACCAATTCCTCAAGCCATTGTTCCATGAAGTGTACAGGCTTGTAGTTGAGAATGAAGACCAGACAAAAGTAGTAGAACTTGCCGGTAACTATGTCGAAGTACAGCCATCGAGCTGGGAAGATAAACGTGATGTAGTTGTTGAGATTAAACTAGGTTATGGGGAACAAGAACGCGAGGCTGCTAAATACCTAGCAGTACACCAGCTGTTCAGTCAGGACCCTACCCTGCAGCCATTCTACACACCAGAGAACAGATACAAGCTAATGAAGGCTGTACTTGAGAAACAGGACATACTGAATGTCGATGATTACATCACACGTCCTGACCAGCTGCCACCACCACAGCCTGACCCTGCACAACAGATGCAGCAAGAAATGGCTATGAAGCAGATGGAAATCAATGAGCGTCAGACTGCTGTAGCTGAATTGAAAGCACAGACTGAAGCTCAGATAGCTGCTATGAAGCTAGAGCTAGAACAGCTCAAAGCTCAGGCACAACACGCCTTACAGTCCGACAGTATGGATCTTAAGGAAGCTCAGTTTGCTCATAAGCAATTCATTGATGAGGGCGAGCTGGAAATACTTAAGACCACAGAAGATAAGCGTGGGATTGTATCACCAACAGGATAAGGAGACACCATGTCCGAAAACAAAGAAGAGCAACTGGTACGAGAGGGCGAACAGGCTGAACACCTGCTTAATAATGAGATATTTGCAACAGTTACAAATAGGCTCGTTGAGCAAGCCTTTCAGTCCTTCGTCAACTCGAAGCCAGAACAGAAAGAGGAACGCGAGAGACTGTTTTATCAGTATCGCGGCCTAGTCGATATCCATCAGACACTACAACACAGCGTGTCTGTTAAGGATAACATCATGAACCGTGACAACAACGAAGAGGAATAGGTCTACCATGAGCGACCAACAACAACCCTCAGTACAGCAGGAACTACCACTAGATGCTTTCGGGCAGGTAGATGCTGAAGCAGCCATTCTACAGCGTTGGGAAGACCCTCAGAAAGAGGTATCTGAAAACGAGGCAGAGGCAACACCTGACCAGCTAGAAGAGACAGAGCAGGAGCAGGTGATTGAAGAGGAAGAACTTGAGGATGAAGAAGCCGAAAGTGACAGCGACCTAGAAGAAGAAGCTGAAGAAGAACCAGAAGAAGATGAAGATGAGGAAGTTATCGAGCAAGAAGAACTGTCTGATGACACCCTCGTTGATATCGTAGTCGATGGTGAAACACAGCAAGCTAGTATCGCTGCGCTCAAGCGTCTGCATGGTCAGGAACAATCTCTTACCCGCAAGTCTCAAGAAACAGCTCGACTAAGAAAAGAAGCTGAATCATCCATTGAGAAGACACATGCAATGATGCAGCGGATGTTAGAACAAGCTCAAGAACGTGCAAAGCCCTACAAAGAAGTCGATATGATGTTAGCTAGTAAGCAACTATCAAATGAAGACTTTGCTCAGCTTCGCAAAGAAGCAAAAGAGGCTGAAGACAACTTGAAGTTTCTAACTGAAGAGGCAGACAGCTTTTACCGTGACATGCAGCAGAAGCAGCAAGCAAACCTGCAGCAAGCAGCAACAGAATGTGTGAAAGTATTGCAACAAGAAGTGCCTGATTGGAGCAACAACCTGTACAATGATATCAGGGCGTATGCTGTAGGTCAGGGGCTTCAGCAAGAGGAAGTGGACCAGTACGTAGACCCTGTAGTCATTCAGATACTGAATAAAGCCAGACTGTATGACCAAGGTAAACAGGTAGCTACTACTAAGAAGCGTAAGCCTCAGAAACGTGTTCTCAAGTCTAAGAAAGCACCACCCACTAAACAGGCCGTGCGGTCTCAGAAGGAAAAGGAACTTGCAGCAAAAGCTGCGAAGAGTTCTGACCCAGATGATGCAATAGCTCTAATTATGTCGCGCTGGGAAGAATAACCCAACGGCTTTAATTAGGAAGGATTATATCCAATGGCCCAGTACTCAACCTATGACCAAATTGGTCTCAAAGAAGATGTCAGTTCTTTAATCACAACGATTAGCCCGACTGAGACCCCTTTTACAACACTAATCAAGTCAGAGAAGTGTTCAGCTCGTGTCTTTGAATGGCAAGAAGATACCATTCGCGCTGGCACAGGTAATGCACAGATTGAAGGCCACACCTTCACAGCTGGTACAATCACGCCAACAACAATGCGTACTAACAACACTCAGATACTGAGTGAAACTTTTGAAGTAACGGCTACCAGTGATATCGTGGCTGCTTACGGCAGAGCTAAAGAAAGCGCATATCAGCTAGCTAGGACTTTGAAAAGCATAAAGAAAGACCTAGAACATGCTTATGTTGGTGTTGATAATGCAGCTGTAACTGGTAACTCATCAACAGCTCGTGAAATGGCTTCTGCCACTCAGCAGATTTCTACATCTGTAGACGCAGGAACCAACGCAACAGACCCCATGACAGAAGCAAAACTGCTTGAGCTGCATGAGGACTGCTACGATAACGGATCAGACCCCAACGTACTTATGATCAAACCCGCCGATGCCACTATCGTGTCAGGGTTTGCCGCATCGTCTGGGCGTACTCGTGACTTCGATACAGGCACTGCATTGGTCAATGTTATTGATCTGTATGTGTCCAGCTTCGGCGAGCTACGTGTGACCCTTAACAGAAACCAGCTGACCACACATGCATTCTTGATTGACCCTGCTATGTGGCGTTCAGTTGTTCTTCGCCCATTCACTCGTGAATTGTTGGCTAAGACTTCTGACAGCTCTGTTCATGCTGTAGTGGGTGAATACTCACTGAAGCACATGAACTTCGGCGCAGACGGTATGCTTACCGGCTTGTCCTAAGTTTTAACTAATAGGTGGCAGTCTGGGGTTTTGCTCTCCTTACTCAGGCTGCCGCCTTCACCTCAAGGAAGACATAATGACTAATAAAAAACAGCCAAACTTAATTGGCATTGATACTACGTTGCATAATGATGCAGACGGCATCAACCGCAAGCACACCCAACATATTCCCGATAGCTTCCTCAAGAACCTAGCTGACATGCGTCACAATAGTACTCAGACCAGAGAGGGTGAGTTTATGAAGCTGGCATCTATCCCGACTGTCGTTGTTGAAAAGTGGATGCGCGAGGGCTTTGATATCTTGACTGACAGGAACATCACACCAGCCCAGATTGTTAAAAAGCTAAAGGAAGAAAACCTAGATGGTTTCTTAGCTACAGAAAAGAGATTGTGATGGCATACACCGGCCCGAAGAAATACAGCAAGAAGGTTGGCAACAGAACAGTCAGATATGGTGCGAAGGGTTACACCATAGCCCCTAGTACTAAGAAAGGTGACAGCTACTGTGCACGGTCCTATGGACAGATGAAGAAGCACCCAGCTGCTGCCAGAGACCCTAACAGCCCACTAAGGCTGTCACGTAAGAAATGGAAATGCTCAGGTAAGAAAAGCAGGAGAAGTTGATGCCTCATTACAAAACCACAAAAGGTAAAATCAAAACCGTCAAGCCAATCTCTAAGGCAGCACAAAAGCTGCTAAAAATGAAGAACGTGAGGAAGAAGTAAATGCCTAATGTCGCAGGAAGAATGTACCCATATACCCCATCTGGTAAGGCAGCCGCAAAGAAGGCCGCTAAGAAAGTTGCAGCAAAGAAAAAGACTGCAAAAACGAAGTCCCCTAAGAGGTACGCATAATGGTAAAGAAGCGCGGTCTATACGACAACATCCACCGAAAAAGAGCCAGAATTAAGGCCGGAAGCGGTGAAAAGATGCGTAAAGCGGGCACTGATGGTGCACCTACAGCGAAAGCATTTAAGAAAGCAGCTTTGACTGCAAGCAAACCAAAAACAAAAAAGAAAACTAGAAGGGCTTAGTTATGAACTACGGTGATTTAAAAACACACTTCGAGGCTCTGTTGAATCGCAGTGATATCACCACAGCCCTTACTACAACCTTCATTGACCAAGGCATTAAAAGGATTACAAGGCAGCTGCGTATACCTATTAACGAGAAGAAAGCTGACTACACTATCTCAACGCAAACACCCTCTGTAATCCTGCCTAATGACTTCCTAGAGATAATATCCTTGTACATGAATCAACACGAGCTGAACCGTGTAACTATGAACAGGTATAGGGAGCTGCAGGATAATGTGACTACAGGTACACCACAGGTGTTTACGAGAGAGCAGCAGCGGCTACTGCTTCACCCACAGCCAACCACAGGCACACTGACACTGTACTACTACAGTGACTTTCCTGCTTTAGTTAACAATGCAGATGAGAACGACCTGACCACAATAGCGTCCGATTTAGTAACTTATGCGTCCCTTACTTACGCTGCAGATTACTATCTCGATGAACGTGGGTCTATATTTGAGGACAAGTACAACACGTTTCTCAGTGAGCTGCAGGAACAATCAAATGATCAGGAATTAAATGGTGGTACTCAGTCCATCGAACCAGCATACAGATTTGGGGAATAGTAAAGATGTCTAACAGCTCATTCTATACAAGCTCAGGCACCAGCCAAACACTAGAAAGGTCTGTGGCAGATGCTGCTGATGACGCACAGAAATTAGCCACAAACCCAGAGGACAGTCAGTATACCCTGTCCAATGGCACTACCGGCTTCTCAGCTCTGCACCATCAGGCAAAAGCAGAAGACGAAAAGACTGCTGCACAGACTGCAAAGACCCAAGCTGAGACTGCCCGTGACACAGCGCAGAATCATAAAGACGATGCTCAGAAGCTGGCTATTCAAGCTGAAGACAGCCAGTTTACTCTCACAGATGGTGTGACTACTGGTTACTCTGCGCTGCACTATAGTGCAAAAGCGCAAACAGCTAAGACAGACGCAGAAGCAGCAGCATCAACTACATCTGGTCACATCACAACAACAACCCAGAACGCCTCAGATAGTGCTAATGCAAAAGCAGATGCACTGAAGATTGCCAGCAACACACATAACTCACAGTACACTCTCACAGACAGCAGCACTGGCTTTTCAGCCCTTCATTATGCAACTGAAGCAGCTAACACACTGGCAACATTCCAAGGTCAGTACCACGGAGCATCTGCCAGTGACCCAACGACTGGGCTTGATGCTGGTGACTTGTACTACAAGACAGGTAGTGGCATCCGTGCATATAGCGGTACTGCATGGGAAGACATAAAGCCCACGACAAGTGAGCAGACCAACATTAATACACTAGCAGGTATTAGCGCAGATGTTACATCACTGGCTAACGCTATTGGGGTCAGCACAACTTATGTGGTGACTGTTGTTGGCGGTGTCTTCTATATAGATGGCGTATCTGCGCCAGTACTAACCTTGGACAGAGGCAATACATATATCTTTGACCAGTCAGACAGCAGTAACTCAGGCCACCCACTAGCGTTCAAGGATGGGTCAGGCAATAGCTACACCACAGGCGTAACTGTTTCAGGTACAGCAGGTTCGGCTGGCGCAACAGTGACAATAGATGTTGCCTCCAATGCGCCATCATCACTTCGTTATTACTGCACTGTACATGGCAATGGTATGGGCAACACCATATCAGTGGTAAACAGTAACCTGTCACTTGTGGCATCCAACATCACATCAGTGAACACAGTAGCTAACTCGACCAATCTAGCAAACATTACAGCAGTAGCTGGTGATGCAACAGACATAGGTTCAGTAGCAGCAAATATTGGTGGCTCGAACACTATAGGAACTGTGGCTGGCAACCTCACAGGCACGAATACTATAGGTTCTGTAGGCGGTGCGCTAACCAACATTAACAATGTGGCTGGTGCGCTGACTGCAATAAACAACGTCAACACTAACCTGT